CCTTTTGAAAAGATTACACATTTTGGACAGCAGACTATGCTGGACAGACCGTTGTTTAATGTAAGTTGGATACTGGGCAGATTTTGTAATTATAAATGTAGTTACTGTTGGCCCTATGCTAGGACTGACAAACCCGATCACCAACCGCTTGAAGTATATAAATCTACTGTAGACGAGATTAAGCGTCAAGCACGAGCCAATGGGTTTAACCAGTTCCATTGGTCGTTCAGCGGTGGTGAACCAACTGCTTACAAATATTTGTTAGATTTAATTAAACATCTCGATGACGGTGCCCTGACTCCTTACCAAACTGTACATATGACTACCAATTTAAGTCCTAGTTTGACATGGTGGCGCAGTTGGCACTATGCAACTGAAATGTTACAGCGTAGGAGTATTACAGCCAGTTTTCATGCAGAGCATGCCAAGGAATCAGAATTTGGTGATAAGTGTTTACAGTTAATGTATGACCTAGTACACGTTACTATCAATCAAGTTATGGTGCCGGAACTGTTTTACGAAACATTAGAACGCTGTGAGCGATTTCGAGCCCGAGGGATTAATGTAACACTTAAACCACAAAGCAATCCAACTGCCACTGCTGTAGTAGAAGGGTATACACAAGATATGATAGACATCATGCAAAATGATTTTGAGCAACAGGAAGATTTTCAAATCAGATTAACAGATGGCGTACAAGATTATTATATAGATCAAGCAGAAAGATTTAACGCATTGGGATTCAATCAATTCGCCGGATGGACTTGTAATAGTGGATTTCAAAGTGTTATAATCAGAGGTAATGAAGTTAAAAGAGCATACAGTTGCAAAGAAGAAAATTTAGGCACTGTGGGAAAATTTACTCTATTCAAATCTCCCCAGATTTGTAAAACAGAACGATGTGTAAGCAGCGCAGATAGTAAGGTACCAAAATGCAAATAGATACAGAACATATTCATCATTGGATGCAGGCCATCCGTCAGAGTTCAGACCCTATGCGGACAATGGACGCATTTTGGTCTGGACAATTAAAAAGTAAAGAATGGTTAATTGACAACCTAAAGCGATTTATTGATTCTCCTATTTCAATAAACATTTGTGGAGGATGGGTAGGAGTCTTAGCTAGTATGTTATTTCAAAGTAACATTCCTATTAAAAGTATACAAAACATAGATATAGACCCTTCATGTGAAGCCATATCAGTTTTGATGAATAAGATAGAAGAAACACAAGGTAGATTTAAAGCCATTACTTGTGATATGTGTTGGGCACCGTGTTATGGAGATGTGATAGTTAATACAAGTTGTGAACATTTGACACAAGAACAATACGACGATTGGTTAGAATATCAAGTTATAAGACCTTCGTCCTTGATAGTTTTACAGAGTAATAACTATGATATTCCAGAGCATATTAGAATAGCACATAACTTAGATGAATTTATAAATCAATCTAAAATTAAAGTATTATGGGCAGATTCATTAGAACTACCGTTATATACAAGGCATATGATTTTTGGTATGAAATATGATTGAATTTAATGAGTTGCGACAACTACATTTAGAAATTACTAATAATTGCCAAGCCAGTTGTCCAATGTGTGGCCGAAATCGCAACGGTGGAATGATAAACCCTTTGATTAAGACAAACGATTGGACTTTAGAAGATTTCAAAACTATAATGAGTCCTAGACTTTTAAATCAAGTTGAAGGTTTTTTCTTTTGTGGAAATTTTGGTGATCCTATATTAAACAAAGATTTGTTAGAAATGTGCAAGTATTCATCCGGTATAAATCCTACCCTTAATATACGCATACATACCAATGGTAGTGCAAAATCGACAACATGGTGGAAGTCCTTAGTACAAGCTCTTCCAAAAACACATAATATAATTTTTGCACTGGACGGATTAGAAGACACCCACAGCATTTATAGAATTGGAACAGATTATCATAAAATAATCAAAAATGCAAAAGCATTTATCCAAGCTGGTGGAACAGCTGAATGGTGCTTTATAAGATTTAAACATAATCAACACCAAGTCGAAACAGCTAGAAAAATAAGCAAGGAATTAGGTTTTAAAACATTTGTCATTAAGAATAGTTCGAGATTTTTGTTAGAACCTAAATCAAATGTAGTGGACAAAACAGGTGCGGTAATTTATTCAATAGAACCTGCAACAGATACACCTTTAAAATTTATAGACAAAAAAATAATCGATTCCTATAAACAAATACTCCAGGACTCTGTTATTGATTGTCAATCGTTAAATCAAAGAGAAGTTTACATAGATGCATTTAAAAATGTTTTTCCCTGTTGTTGGATAGCAAATACTCCATATACATATATAGACGATAATGAAGCCGCTAGTATAAGATATAAGATACTTGATGAATATAATACCTTAATTAAAGAATTTGGCGGAATAGAATTTTTAAATGCTGTTAATTATACAGTTGAGTCCATTATTAATTCTAAATCATATCAAACTATCTGGAAAAAATTCTGGGATGAAAAACTTCTTATTACTTGTGCAAGGATGTGCGGTCGAAGTCCAAATTTCGAATTTGCAAAATCAAGAGATCAGATAGCTAATGTCTAAAACAATTTGCCCTCTTCCATGGATACATATTGCTACTAGACCCAACGGTGATGTGCGTCTATGTTGCACTGCCAATGCCAGCGGCGCTGGCGAGGAAGATACTAAAGATGCAGGCTTGGTGAAACAAGACAGCAGAATAATGAATCTACAATACGACACTATTTCAGAAGTATGGAATAGCACATACATGAAAACTGTTCGCCTACAAATGCTTGCCGGAGAAGCCCCGTTAAGCTGTAGGAAATGTTACAAAGAAGAAGATGCAGGAATTGTGAGCAAACGACAATGGGAAAGCGAAGTTTGGAAAGATAGATTAGATATTGACAGTATTATCAAGTCCACTAAAGCCGATGGTAGTTTGCCTGTCGAGATTCCATATTTTGACTTACGATTAGGAAATATGTGCCAACTTAAATGTATCATGTGTAGTCCGCATGATAGCAGTTCGTGGATCAAAGAATGGCGAGCACAGTATCCTAAATATACAACCGTAGAATTAAAACAAGATCAAAGTTGGAATATAGATTTTGATTATACATGGTATCAAAAAGGAAACTTCTTGCAAGACATGCGTTCCAATGCAATTAACATTCGTGAACTATATTTTGCCGGTGGTGAACCATTATTGATCCCTGAACACTATAAAATATTAGAATTTATGGTGGAAACCGATGCTGCTAAGAATTGTGTATTGCGTTATAATAGTAATGGTTTAGAATTACCAGAAAAGTTATTTGACTTATGGAACAAATTCAAACAGATAAAATTTAATTTTAGTATAGATGCGTTAGAAGAAAAAAATGATTACATACGATATCCTAGCAAATGGAAAAATATTGTAGAAAATTTGTGTAGATTAGATGACACTCCAGATAACATTACAGTGAATATTGCCTGTGCCGTACAAGTATTAAATGTCTTGAATATACCAGATTTAGTGCAATGGAAAGAAAGTATGAATTTTAAAAAAATTAATTTACCTCCGTACGGTGCCGGTCTTATCGGAACACATCTTGTTTACTTACCGAGCTATTTAAATGTTCGTGTATTACCTAAACATTTAAAAAATAAAGTAAAAGAAAATGTTGAGTATTTTTGTTCACGAAGAATGCACGATGCTGAATTTATTAATAATCCTTATGGATTGAAAAGATGGAATGGACTGGTCCAATATATGATGCAAGAAGATTGGTCAAAGAAATTAGTAATGCTTAAGGACTACTTAACAGTTACAGATAATCGACGCGGAACAAATTTTCTTAATACTTTTCCAGAATTAAATAATTTGTTTTAGTGACATACCCAACCGTGTTGTTTTAAAAATAATATTATCTGATTTTTGTTTAAAAAATCAGTTTTAAATAACTCGCAATTTAACTTTGAATCAGTTTCGTATGTTTGAATTATTATTTTTTTCTCGGTTAACACATTAACCGACATTGAAGGAAAAAGATTAAAATCTTTCATATATCTTTCTTGCATTTCTCTACACGATTCTGTATCAAAAGACATGGAGTATTTTTTTAAAAAATCATTCAATGGATCAATATCATTTAAGACTTCATCTAAATTAGAGTAATTCAATATTATATCAATTGTATATTTTTCTACACCAGATGAAAATTTTTCTGAAACTCTGCTACCATTTTCCATTGAAACTATAGTCAAGTCTTTATTAAACGAAGGAAACCAATAATCAATTAAATGATGTTCTCTTCTATTTTTATTTTCATTAGGGTATCCAATTCCTAATAATAATTCAGGATTTTTTCCTAAGATATTAGCTACAGCTATTTTATCAAAACACTTAC